CGATCTAATAGGCTGATATGTCTCCACTAAATTCTTATTTTCTCCAAGGATCTCCTGGTGAGCAGAGACTCATTCAGGATTTAGTCAATGAACAGTTAAAAATGTATGGTGAGGACGTACTGTACTTGCCAAGAAAGATCATTGGAGAAAATACTGTTATAAGAGAAAACACCGCCGCAAAGTTTGACGATAGTTTCAGAATCGAAGCTTATCTAATGAACTATGAGGGGTTTCAGGGTGCAAGTGCAGAACTCCTCACAAAGTTTGGTGTTAGAAATACAGACGAGTTGACTCTTGTTATATCAAAGGAAAGATATGATGATTTTGTTCAACCAATTATCGATCAGTTCCCAGTTGGAGAGAGAAAGAAGGCTAAAAGACCTAATGAGGGAGACCTGATCTTTTTCCCCTTAGAAGGAGCACTTTTTGAAATTAAATTTGTAGAAGGAAAGAAACCTTTCTATCAACTCAGAAATCTATATGTTTATGAACTCTTATGTGAGAGATTTGAATTTGAAGATGAGATTATTGACGTTGCACAAGTAGACGCGGAAGGATCTACCGTCAATGAGACTGTATCTCAGTTTGGTAATATTCTAACTCTGAATCTTGTAGGAACTGCTGCGACAACTGCAGTAGCATCCGTTTCAGGAATTGTTACCGACACAACTTACAAGTCTCTACAATACGTAGATCTAATCCATGATGGTGCATATGTAACTGCACCTAAAGTAAAAATACAAAAACCTTTCTTTGGTATTGGCGTAACTGCTACAGCTACTGCAATTCTTGGTGTTGACGGTAGTATTGCAGGTTTCAATATTACCAATCCAGGAACACAATATATCGGTGTTGCAACAGTTGCAATTTCCACAACACCACCAATTCCAAATGAATATGTGCTCGATTACCCCATCAACGTAATTGAGAGTAATTATTCTCTAAAAATCAATGATAGAGAGTGGCAATTAGATACGACTCGTGGAATAACAGGACAAAAATCTGTAGGAACTGTAAAATTTTACTATTACCATACAGGATCCACTCCAACTAGTGGATATCTGTATAGATCAAACTTTGTAAATGTTAAATGGACTGCGGATAGTACTGTTAGTGTTGAAATTAGAAGAACAGATAATGCACAGTTTGATACGGCAATATTAAATGAACCAATATCACTCACTAATGGGTGGAATAAACTTGAGTTTAGTTGGGATGGAACTACCTTCTCTATGTGGAATGATCCTCTGGGAAGTACTAGAGTTAGACAATTTTATGAAAATCTTTCTGGAACAAATTATCAAAATCAAAAGTTTATTGATGATAATGTAGTATCGCTTGGATCAACTACTGGTGGTATCCAATACTTTGATCATTTTGAAATATATGATACAGCATCAGTTTATAATGGAGTTGGAGCAACTGAAGGTTCTAGAATTTACTTAGATAGTTTTGAGAAAGGTGAACAGGCTGTTGCGACTGTAACTGTGTCTGCTGGTGGTATTTCTAGTATTACTTTCGATGATCAGAGTGCAAATGATACGGCTGGTATTGGATATACAATAGCACCAACAGTAACTTTCTCCAGTCCAGTTAATGGAACTACTGCAACGGCAGTTGCAATCATGACTTCTAGGACTGTAAATAATAAGAGGGGTATTGACCGAGTACTTATAACAAATCCTGGTTACGGTTATACGGAATCTCCAACTATTGAATTCATTAGTTCAAATGGGTCTGGTGGTATTGCTACTGCAGTTATGAATACAGGAGTTCTACCAGTCGTTGCAATTAGTAGTGGTGGTGTAGGTTATACTACCGATCCACAAGTGTTCATTGAACCAATATTTGTTGCGGAATCTGTTGGAGTCAGTTCTGAAATCAATAACGCAAAGGCAGAAGTAGTCCGCAATGCAAGTGGACAAGTGTCTCAGATTCGCTATTCCAACGCTGGTGCAGGATATACCTTTACTCCAGAGGTTACTTTCACATTACCAACATCAGATACATTTGGTGATTATGAATATAACGAAGTAGTTACTGGACAACGTTCTGGTGCAACTGGATATGTGAGAGAGTGGGATGCTGATGATCGCATTCTCAAACTCGCTACAGTCAATGGAACATTCCAAAGAGGAGAATCTGTTGTGGGAGCGGGTGCAAGTTATAAGGTGTCTACTGTCGATACTAATGAGTTCTTAGATGAATTCGCAGATAATATAGATATTGAATCAGAGGCAGACAAAATCATTGACTTTAGTCAGGTTAATCCATTTGGAGAATTCTAATGTTTGGGACTTATTTTTATCACGAAATACTGAGAAAGACAGTAATTGCTTTCGGTACATTATTCAATGATATTGAAATTAAACACAAAGATAAATCTGGAAACGGATTTAGTCAATTAAAGGTCCCTATTGCATATGGACCAATGCAGAAATTTTTGGCGAGGATTGAACAATCCCCAAATCTTAGAAAAGAGGTTGCAATAACTTTGCCAAGAATGGCGTTTGAGATGGTGGGTATTTCATATGACCCAACCAGAAAATCTTCAACCATGCAAACTTTTAAGGTTGTAGATCAGAATAATAACAAGGTTACTAAGGCATTTATGCCTGTTCCATATAATGTAAATATTAGATTGTCAATTATGACAAAACTGAATGAAGATGCACTACAGATAGTGGAACAAATATTACCATACTTTCAACCTCATTTTAATCTGACAATCAACTTGGTTGAACAAATAGGTGAGACTAGAGACATTCCAATGGTCCTGAATAGTATTCAGATGGATGATGATTATGAGGGAGATTTTACTACAAGAAGATCTCTTGTATACACATTAGACTTTACTGCAAAAACATATCTATTCGGTCCAGTAGATACTGGTAATGATAATATTATTAAGAAAGTACAGGTCGATTATTATACTAATACAGACAGAAGAGGTGCGTCCAGAGAACTTCGTTATGTCGCAACTCCCAGAGCTCTCAAAGATTACAACTCTGATGGTTCTACTAAAATTACCGCTGATATTGCAGCAAACGTCACAGAATTTAGTGTCGAATATGGCACCGAGTTAGTTTCTAAATCTTATATTCAAATTGGTGAGGAGGTAATGTTCATCAGAGAAATTACTGGTGATGTTATCAAGGTAAATAGAGGTGAGAACGGTACTAGTGCTACCACTCATGAAGCAGGAGATTATGTAAACGCAATCAATACTGCAGATGACGAACTAATTGATCTCGATGATGATTTTGGATTCAACGAATCCACATTCAATTTTAATGATGGAAAGATCTATAGTACAACCAAACAAACTGACGTGGACGCATGAAGTACGACGAAATAGATGATGCTTTGGATATTACACCTACAGAGGTTAAGTCTGAAAAAATTGTCAAAAAAGAACCAGAGGTAACTGAAGTCGTTACTTCCACTCAAGAACAACTCAAAAAAGATTATGAATATACTCGGGGTAATCTCTACTCCTTGATTGAAAAAGGTCAGGAAGCAGTTGATGGAATTTTGGAACTTGCACAAGAATCAGATTCTCCTAGAGCATTTGAGGTTGCGGGTCAACTTATTAAACATGTCGGTGATGTTGCCGATAAATTAGTCGATCTTCAGAAAAAAGTAAAAGACATCGAGAAAGAAGATGGCAAATCATCTAAAGCGACAAACGTTACAAACAATGCGGTTTTCTTTGGGTCTACAGCGGATCTGCAGAAATTTCTCAAAAATAATGGCGATTCTAAATAGATAAAGGAGATACTCACCTAACATGACTGAACCAAAAAAGTGTCCTACAGGGAAGTATTGGTGCTTTACTGATAAAAAGTGCAAAAAAATTCCTAAGGGATATCATGTTATGGGTGGTGGTAGACTCATGAAAGATGAAGATCATGAAGATGGTGATGAAAATAAGAACGGTGGCTCCAACGGTAACGGAGATGGTGGCGGGGTGAGCGAAAATACTATATTGGAAAAACGTGATGGCAAGTCTGCCAAGGACAAGGGATATTCCCTTCGTGATTGGTTTAAAGGTGGTGGTTGGAAACAAACTGGCGGTAAATACGACGGAAAACCTTGTGCGAGACAACCAGGTCAAAAGACTAAACCGTTCTGTCGTGATGCAGACGATAGAGCTGCAATGAGTAAAAAAGAGAGAAATAGAAGAGCAGCAAAGAAACGTAGAGAAGATCCAAATCCAGATAGAAAAGGTAAAGCAAAAATTGTAACTGATTCATACACTTTTTCAAACTGGAGAACAGAAACCAATCTTCAAGAAAGTGATTGGACACCTGTCGCGGGTCCTATTGCAAACACCAGTTCGCAAACATTTCATTATGTAGCACAAAATTTTGAAACTGGAGACCCAAATACAGCTAGTATTTCTGGTCTTGGTGGAGTAGAGGCAGCACCATTGGAGGTAACTGTTGACTTAGGTTTTGGTGAAAAATATCCTGTTGCTGCGCCAGATTATAGTCAGTCTTCAATGCAGGGTTATGCACAACCACTTACGAAGGTTCAAAAAAGACAAGATGAAGAAGAGAACGAAAGAATTGATGCTGAGATAAAAAAGTTACTAACACAGATAGATCAACTTGATCAAAAAAGATCTGATCTTGGTGAAGAACAAGCAAAGACTGAACCCCAATATACTGGGATGTCACATGGCGATTTCATTGATAGAACGAATGAAATAAATGCAAAATGGTCAGATAAAACGTGGCCCCTTCAAAAGAAATTGAATGATAATCCTGTATGTATTGCAGCAGATAAGTGTGTAGGCACTAAGGCAGCACTGATGAGGATGAATAAGGCAGCGACGAAGGAACACGAAAATTTGTATGATGAATATATGAGACAAACATCTGAATTTCAAAAGGCACAGGATGATCATATAAAATCTTACGCTAAAAAATTAGATTCTATTAGGAAAGAAAAAGATACACTCAACGCAAAGATTGCCGAGTTAGAAAAACAAAGACCCATTAATAATCAACTTGATGCTTCTCAACAGGTTGATCCAACAAGGCCTTATATGGGCGCTAGGGTTCAACCTGTTACTGATATGGATAAATTTATGGATGCATGGTCTCGAAGATGGGGAGGAACAGAAGGACCAAATGCTCCTAATGCTCCAGCAGAAGGAAAGTGGTGGATGTCTATGGCGAATTTGATGAATTCTGGTATGAGTTATAATGATGCTTTAAGACAAATTGGACCTAAACCTCCTAGGGAAAGTGGTCTTATTCCAAATTACACATCAAATCCCGACGCACCAGAACACCCAAATAATTATGTACCAACATCATTTAATTATGATCCCTCCAAAACTCCATTTGGTGCTGATTATGGTGAGGTTTCTCAAGTTATTGATGGTGAGAAACTGTTACCACAAGAGTTGCAGGGTATTTTAAACCGTAGAAGAGGTAAATCACCAGCTCTCGGTGGTACTGTCACAACTGCTGAGAAGAAAAAAATAGCAGATTTCATGATCACGAAAGATGCATATAATCTTATGATTAATGATCCTGATACTTATGGTCGTCTTGAAAGTGCTTTGATGGGTAGAATTCCACCACGTAATCTTTATCCAGGAAAAACTCCTAAACCTCAAGATTCATATGGTGATTTCCTTAAAGGTAGTGGAATGATCAATCCGAGTGCTTATGGAAGATCTTTCGATAGACTACGTGGTCTTATTTCAAATTACACATCAAATCCCGATGCACCAGAACACCCAAATAATTATGTACCAACAGACTCTAATGTTGTTACTCCCGATGATGAAGGATTTATTAAAAATTTGGGTATACTTCCAAAGGGCGTTAACAGTGTTATGTCTGGATATGGATTTGCTGGAGATGCGGCTCTTAACTACGCAAAGGGTGATTACACTCCTATAACAAAATCTCCTGGACGCAGTTTTGATAAAAAGGTATTAGATCTTATTCAACGTTCCGATACACCTGGTGCTGTTACCGATATAGTATACTCTGGTGATCTTCCTTCTGGTATTGCAGGTGATGTAAAAGCTATGGGCGATGCGCCTGTTAGAGTAGCTTTAGGACAATTTAACTATAAGGTAACTTCAAATGGTATAGAAGTTAGAGATACATTCAACTTTAATAAAAATACAAGTGTTGGTGCCCTTGCTTCTTTGGGTCTTGGAATTGGTCCAGCACTTCAAAATACTGCAGATAGATTAGTAGATATTGGAAACAAGAGAGCTCGATCAAAAGGACTAAATCCAGACGATGAGTCTTTTGGAATTCCTATTAAGTACACTATTCCTTGGAGTCAAGTTCCTGCAAAACTTCAAAATAAGTTAGATCCAACTCAAACAATATCTCCGATAGTGAAAAGAAATAGGAGGGGTAGAAAAACTTTTATTCCAAATAACACACCAACTCCTGATGCAAAACAAGTTAGGGAAGATCTAAATAGAAGGGATAGAAAAGTTATTGGAAAAATGGTAGCCGATTCATACGATTTTTCAAACTGGAGAGACGAGTTCAAAGCACTTGAATTTGAAACAGTTGATATTATTGAAACAGAACCATTGAAACCAACTGAAGGTCTTGGAAGTAAGATGCTTGGTGAGAAGTGTTGGAAGGGATATGAGAAGAAAGGTATGAAGACTATGTTTGGGAAGAGATATCCAAACTGTGTTAAAAAAACTAGGAGTGAAGGCGTTCTTGATGATGCTCTTGAAGCTGATAAAAGAATGGGAGAATTGCATAAGAAAGTTGACAAAGATGTCAAACGAATGAAAAAAGGTAAGAAGTTCAAAGAAGAACTTGAATCATGTCCAGTATGTGGTAATGATCCATGTCAATGTTTAGAAGGCAACTTAGAAGAGATGACTACAGAAAAAGACATCAATAAAAAACTTCAGAAGAAAGTAAATTCTAAAGATTTGAATCCTGCAGAATATATTAAAAATACGAGACTAATGCCTGGTTCTGGTATTCCTAAAAAATTACCAGAAGAAAAGAAAGATCCTTGTTGGGATACTCACAAACAAGTGGGTATGAAGAAAAAGAATGGAAGAATGGTTCCTAATTGCGTACCTAAAGAAGAAACCTATTCTGATTGGAGAACTGAAATCTTTGAAGGTGACGGTGATCATGAGTATGAAATGGCACGTCGTCAATTAGCAACTATTAAAAATGCAGTTTCTCGTCTTGAGAAAAAGATGGGTAAGAGTGGAGAGGGTGAACTCAAAGCATGGGTTCAGTCAAAACTCACTAGATCTGCAGATGACATTGATACCGTTGCAGATTATGTAACCAATGAGGAGACTATTCAGGAAGGAGAAAAGGACGCTTGTTACCATAAGGTTAAGTCACGTTATTCTGTATGGCCTTCTGCATATGCATCTGGAGCACTAGTCAAGTGTCGTAAAGTTGGTGCAAAGAACTGGGGTAACAAGAGTAAGACTAAAAAAGAAGAAGTCCAGTATCTGAATACTGAAGACTATCAAAGGATACAGGAATATGGTAACGTTTACACTATAATAGTGTTATGGAGAGGTAAGTCCCATCGTTTGCAACTTTTCTTCCAGGGTACGGCAAGACCTTCCCGCGATGAAGTTAAGAACGAAGTAGAAAAGATTTACCCAGGTGGAATGGTGAGTTATTACTTCCCCAGCGCCACCGATCCAGGTAAACCAATTATTGTTTCTACAAGGAGTTAATCATGCAAGACGACATCGAACTTTCAAACTTGACCAAAGCACTTGAGTACGAACGTCAATCTAGAGAGATTGATAAGATGACTCTAACTGAAGCGAGAGAGTTCGCAAAGTCTTACTTAAAACTCTACTTTAAACAACAGGAAGTAATAGGTTCTATAGCAAATATGTGATTTTATGAGTGACGTATATCTTGGTAATCCTAATCTAAAAAAAGCGAATACACCGATTGAATTTACAGAGGAACAGGTTATTGAGTTCCTCAAGTGTAAAGAAGATCCTGTTTATTT